ATGCTATCAGACCAACCTGTAAGCAATTTTGCAGAAAAAACTATTACAAGCATGGTCGAAAATTCGACTACCCAAAATCTGTCAATCTGGGCTATGGTAGTTATACTTTCTATATTTTTAAGTGCAATGGTGATAATAATTAAGGTTTTTATGAATTCATCCATCAAAACAAATGAGGGGTTAAAAATGGTTATTCAGCAGAGCTCAGAACAGCTGCATATCTTCAGGGAGTCTGTTGACAGGATTGCGGAAAACTTCAGGACACTATCCGAAAGCATAGCCAAGCTGCAGGTCTTAAGAATATTGGAAGAGGATAGATTTGATACGCTTATATATAACTTTGACTCATTAAAGCATGAAATTTCAGACACTCATTCAAGCCTTTTCAAAATTATTACAGACCTCGACCGCAGCAATCGCGAATATTATTTATCAAGCGAAAAAAACATGGAGGAGTTCTTATCAAATCTAACAGAAATGAGAGCATTTTATGAAATTGCTTCAAAAAAAAGAAAAAAATAATATGAGGTGGTAAACATGAGTGAATATCTTACTCCGGAAATGATGAACACAGTAATGACAGTAGTTGTTATTCCTTTACTGGGTATAGTAACAAAGTATATTGTCGGACTCCTAAAAAGTAAAACAACAGAATTAGAGCACATTATCCGCAATAATACAATAAGTAAATACATAAATATTGCGGAGGATGCCATAGAAACTGCTGTTATTTCAGTAAATCAGACTTTAGTTGAAGAACTGAAAAAGCAGGGAACTTTTGACCGGGATGCAATGGAAAAATCTTTCCACACAGCAAAAAATAAAGCCCTCGCAATCATGGGTGTCTCAGCAGAATCAGTCTTGAAAGATGTCTATAAGGATATAGATACCTGGCTTGATAATAAGATTGAATTCTATGTCAACCAAAATAAAAGATATAATGTATAAGGTGGAATATTATGAACTACACAGTTATGACGACTTCCGAATTAATAAATTATGTCAAAGCCTTTAAATGGTCAAGAAATGTGGTACAACTTCACATCCATCATACATGGAAGCCGGAGCACAGAGATTACAATGGTAAAAACGGAGTTGCATTACAAACGGCTATATGCAATTATCACATCAATACAAACGGCTGGAAAGATATAGCACAGCACCTGACACTCCTGCCCGATGGAAAGTGGGTAACCGGTAGAGATTTCAACATTGATCCTGTTTCAATCACAGGATGGAATGAAGGAGCCTTCTGCATCGAAATGCTTGGAAATTTTGATAAGGGCTGCGATAAGTTCGGTGGGGAACAGGCAAAAGCTATGTTTAAATTTTGTGCATTTTTTATCACGCAAATGAACCTGGATATCAAAACCGGAGTCAAGTTTCACAGAGACAGCCCTGCGGCAGGAAAAACCTGTCCGGGAAGCAGTATTGACAGGGAATGGTTCATGTACGAGCTGAACGGACTAACCGAAGTTATAAAACTTTCTATTAAGAATAAAGAAGCATGGAAATTTAAAGCTGTTGATGAACTTGCGTCCAAAGGATTATTAAATAATCCAGATGAATGGAAAGCAAAAATAAATGAACCCCTACCTGTATGGGCTGCAATGGTAATTCTTGACCGCATATATCAAAAGCTAGCTGACAATAAAAACTAGAATTAAGAGCCTTGGCAAATTGCCAAGGCTCTTATAGATTTTTCCGGTTCTGCCCTGCACTATATAAATAATACTTGAATAATGTTATCTGCTACCCTTTTCATGACTCTGTAGCCACTTGCACTATTTGTTGCTATCCCATTATCATTAGGCATACAGGATCCATTGACCACACTGCTTCCGTCGTCCCTGACAAACAGCTTACCCATCATGCCTACCGCAGACCATTCTTTCCTTTTCTCCCTTGGGATATATTCTATTGTGGTATCCCAATCAGGGTTATATACCGGTTGAATTTCTTTATGTTCCGGTATAATTATATTTCCTTCACTATCCGATTCGGCAGATATTATTACTTCATGATACTGAACCCTGCCCCAAGCATCAGTTAAATATTTACCCTGCCAGTGGTCATCCTGGTTATCACCTGCAACTGACGGGGTAGCAGAAACAATACCTATAATATAGCTGTCACCAGATGCAGCTTTTCTTATTTTGTCCCCATAGAGTGTAACAAAATAGCCTACTCTGTCCTCATTATCCGGATTGCCGTCAAGCCATTCGAAGTACTCTGCATAATCGGCTCCTGTAGAAGTATACGTACCATCGGCATAAGTTCGTCCATTGAATAAGACTTTAAATGCCAACCCTCTTGAACTTGTCCCTGTTCCATTGCCTATCATAAATGCTTCTGCGCCTGCGTCATATGCAGTATCAGAAGCAGAAGAAACAGTAGCATATTGACCTATTGCGGTTTGTGCATATTTTGATTGATTGCGATAACCGCCGGCATGAGAATAATACCCACTTGCTGTTGTATAACTACCTTCTGCATGCGAACGCCTTCCGCTTGCTGTTGTATTATATCCCTCTGCATGTGAATCATCCCCGCCTGCTGTTGTACTATCACCCTCTGCATGTGAAGCACCCCCGCTTGCTGTTGTACTATCACCCTCTGCATGTGAATCATCCCCGCTTGCTGTTGTACTATCACCCTCTGCATGTGAATCATCTCCGCTTGCTGTTGTCATATATCCCTCTGCGTGGGCATCATCTCCGCTTGCTGTTGTATTATATCCCTCTGCGTGGGCATCATATTCGCTTGCTATTGTTTTAAACCCCTCTGCATGTGAAGCATCCCCGTTTGCTATTGTATTATATCCCTCTGCATGTGAAGCAGCTCCGCTTGCTGTTGTATTATATCCCTCTGCATGAACAGGGTATTGCGTTTCAGCAAGCTTAATGGCATATTTCCAATCTGTGTCTATTTCAGATGTCATATTTAAAGTAACAATCAAACCGTTTATAAGTGTTATAGGTATATTTACTAATGCCTGGTTATCATCTATGCTTATCTGTAACAAATCACCTGCAGATAACCCCGATACTGTATCTAAAGTTATTGTTTTGGCAGTATTATCAAAGGCTGTTATGGTATAAAATCTCCCATTTGCTCCCAAAGAATACCATCCCTCTGCATGGGCATAACTACTGCCTGCTATTGCATAACACCCCTCCGCATGCGAATCATCCCCACTCGCTGTTGTACTATCACCCTCTGCATGTGAAGCATCCCCACTCGCTGTTGTACTATCACCCTCCGCATGTGATTTATCTCCTCTTGCTATTGCCCTGCGTCCTTCTGCATGTGATTCATCCCCACTTGCTGTTGTCCTATATCCTTCTGCATGTGAATTATCCTCACTTGCTGTTGTATAACGACCTTCTGCATGCGATTCATCTCCGCTTGCTGTTGTATTATATCCCTCTGTATGTGAACTACTTCCGCTTGCTATGGTATCACAACCCTCTGCATGAGCAGTCACCCCACTTGCTGTTGTATTATATCCCTCTGCATGTGAATTACTTCCGCTTGCTGTTGTATTTTCACCCTCCGCATGAGCATAAGTAAAATCCGCGGCGGTTATATAAGAACCCTGTGTTATAGACATTACCGCACCTCCTTTTAAGTTCCCCTTATGTAAGCACCTATGCTCTTACAGGAAAATATCCGCTAGTTGCTATTATGTAGTTTAAGCACAAGTAAGGGGGAATAGTATCAACAGGGAGAGATGCGGCTTGTCCGGCTGCAGCACAGGCTGACTCTACACTTACTGTCGGTGCCGGTACATTTATGGTAGTTGATGCTGTAAAAGGCTTTAAAGTGGCGTTTGGTGTTTTAGTTGTATAAGCAGCTGTGATCTGCATACCAGCTTCAACTCTAGCAAGTACACAATCATTATCAGGTGTATTTTTATATCCCACAGGAAGAGGATTCGAAATCTGATAATCTTCTGTATTAGTCGGTATACTAACAGCCATGTTTACCGGAATATCACCGCTACCACTGACGTTAACAGTATTGTCGATTGAGTGGATATGCGTCACTAAAGGTACATTTGACGATTCGAGTGTTACATTCGGAACCCCACCTACATTCCCTAATTCATAAATAATTCCATTACTCGGATTCTGTCCGGCACCAATAGGAAAACGTCCGCACAAATTAGGCAATGCGAAATTATTTTCTCCGTCACCGCCGTATGTAGTCCCCAGTATCGCAAAAAGTGCGCTGTTTTGCTGAATCGGTATTAATTGGCCCTGGCATAATGCCCATCCCTCCGGCGCATAGCTCACCGGCCAAGGTAAAATAGTTCCTAAATAGCATTCCATAATAAAATCCCCTTTCAATTTTTGTTGCTTATTATTTATAACCGAAGGCGTCTGCTTTGCATCCTGAGCACCTTCCTTTAACGGCAGGGGGCTTCTCCGTTGCATCCCCCATAGTACAGAAAATTACACTTTCTGCCATATTATGTCCTAATAGCGATATATCCCTTAAGCTTATTTATTCTGAGTTACAGTAACCGTATTAGTATAAAAATCACAATTCCAGCTATAATTACCAGAAGTATAGTCAGTCTCAAAATAAGTCCTCAATATATACCCCCAGCATTTGTTATATGCTTCATAGGCTTCCTGAAATTTTCCTATCAGCACTTCGCTTGTACCGCTTTGGTTAAGTAATTCGTTAATAGCCTTATAGTAATACCATGCCTTTTCCAAACTGGCTTTGTCCTCCTGGCTTATTGCTGCATGTGCAATTTCTTTTGTCTTCATACATATCCTCCCTTATTATATATTGGTAATTGATTTAATATCTTCTTCGCATAAATTCAGCTTGAACTTGTCTTCAACATGCTGTTTTTCATATAATTTGTTCCAGTAATAATGATTGGCAAGTACTCTTGCCTTGTGCATTATGCAGATATAGGTCACCCTTTTGTCGGGACTGCCGGTTTCCTCATAATTATAGGCAGAGCACCATGCGCAACCTGATGCAACGGAGCAGTTAAAGCACTCATCCGTACTCTGACTCCGTCTTGTGATCCGGTTCAGCTTCTGCACTACCTCTTTCTGATCTGATGTTGATTCTATGCCGTTGTATATATCCCCTATAATTATAGGGGATATCCCTTCCTTTAATGAAAACGGAAGATACCTGAGGCACGGATATACCATTCCATCGCACGATATAGACAGCATTTTGCCGGTTCCTCCGCACCAGTTTTCATTATTGCTTTCAAGCATAGGCTGGCCTATAGTTTCGTCAAATAGCGAGCAATGCAAGTCTTGGAATTTGTCATCCTCCAGTAAATAATTTGCAAGCAGCAGCATTTGCTTGTATAATATCCTTGCATGCTCTATTTCCCAGCCCTTTTCAAATACGCAATTAGCAAATATACTGGTTATTCCCAGTGTGAACAAATGCCTGCAAGCCTCAAACAGATGTACTACATTTTGCTGGGACAATGTCAGTTTAGTGCTTGCATTTGGGTTGCTCCTAAGTTGCTTTATAAATGCTTTTTCTACAATATCATAGCTGCCCTTGCCGTCAGGAAACAGCCTGCATGAATCGTGAAGCTCCTTATTTCCGTCTATGCTGATTGATATGCTTAAACGTCCTTCATTTTTCTCTATAAACCTTTGTACATCCTCAGAATCATACAATACTCCATTTGTAGAAATAGATATCATATGATGCAGTGCCCACCTGTGGTTCATAGTTAATGCCTTATACCTGAAGTATTCGATAATGTATTCCATAAGCTCCACTTCCAGCAAAGGCTCTCCCCCGATAAATTCAAGTATCACCGCCTCTGCATTACTGCTGCTTATATAAGTACCGTCCTGTTTGGCATCCTCCTCGAACAGCATGTCCACAGCCTTTTTACCGACCTCTTTTGGCATGCGGTTATTACAGTTTTTCCCATGCTCATAACAATATGTGCATCGAAGATTGCAGTTTTCCGTAACTACAAAGGTTATATTTTTTACAGGCAGTTCCGACTGCTTTCTTGATACCCGGGGATACATTTTTACAAATACATCCTGAAATTGGTTTACACCTTTTTTAATATTCAACACCGTTTATCACCCCTTTCCGCAACTGCAGGCTGCTGCATCCTCTACCGCCAGTGCATGTTCGTCGAAAAGCACTTTGACATTGTACATGTCATTGTCCTTATACTCCACAGCATATGTGGACCGTGCTTCATTCAATGCAAGGTTCAATTCAGCAAATGTAAGTTGAAAATCTCTTATAAGCCTTTCGTATATAGCCACATTGTAAGCTTCTTCTCCTGTCTTACGGACAACCGATTTAAGCAGCACCCTGTATCCATCAAATTCGTATTGCAGCTTTTGCAGCATATCGCTGGTTTCTTCAGGTATTGGAATAACTTTTATGTAACTCAATATATCACCTCGTGTTTAAATAAATTTGTATATCTGCAAGATAAACCCACACGGCCATTAAAACTTCGACCTCATAAATAGCTTTTGAGCTATATCGAATCGGTTTAAGGTCAGCTTAAACCGACTTCGATTTCCTTGATTTGCTTTGCAGCAGCCAATTTTTCATTAGTGATTGTCTGCCGCAAATTATATAGTTTCACCAGAATGAGTCTGTTTAATAGCCGTGGTGTTTTATACATTAACCGTATTAGTCTGTTTCAGGTGCATCCCTGAGTGCAATCAACGGCTTCAACTCATCCGAAAGCCTCCTTATATTGTCAAGATTTCCATTCGGATTTGCCAGGTAAACATCAAGCAAAGCAACCCTGCACCTGATCCTGTCGTTGATGCTTTCTGTATCGCTTATAGCTATTCCGTCCTTCAGTATGCTTATTATTTCGGATATCGGCGTAAGATTTCCACATAACATATACTCCAGCATTTTCATACGGAAATCCACATTGACAGGGCATACTATTGAACTGATAGAATTCAATACTCCTGTACAATTAGCTAAAACTCTGTCTTTACCAATTGTTTTTGAAGCTTCTACCGCATACAGTTCGACAAAATTTATAAGACCGCGCGAAGGTCCATCATCCTGGTTCCCGCTTGCAGCTAAATCCAGAAGCATGTTTTTGAATTCAGTCAGCCGTTCGTCAGATATTGTATTTGTATCTACCATATCCAGGTACATTTGAGACATTAGTAAAGCATAATCACCATCATTAATCATTGTACATTCCTCCTATTTTAAAATATTGTTTTTAAAATAAAACATGTCAAACATTTTTTGTTTTCATAATGTTCCCTCATGCTTTTGCCATGCCCCAGCAACTGCCGTCGCAACCGCCGAAACAAGTACTACTGCAACCGTAGCTGCAACTGCCACTGCAACCGTAGCTGCAACTGCCACCGCAACCGTAGCTGCAACTGCCACCGCAACCGTAGCTGCAACTGTCACCGCAACTGCCGTCGCAACCGCCGAAACAAGTACTACTGCAACCGTAGCTGCAACTGCCATCGCAACCGTAGAGGCAACTGCCATCGCAACCGCCGTCGCAAGTGCCGAGGCAACTGCTGAAGCAACCGCCGACGCAACCGCCAGTGCAATCATTGCTGCAAGCACCGCCACAACTGCCGCAACCAGTGCAGCCGCTGCAATTATTACTGCAAACACTGCCGCAACTACCGCAACCAGTGCAGCCGCTGCAATTATCACTGCAAGCACTGCCACAACCAGTACAACCGCCAGTGCAAGTATTGTTGCAGCCTGTTGAGCACGTTGTCACGCATACACCGCTGCAATTTGAAGCACAATCGTTATTGGTTGTAGCATTTCTAAGCTGCGCTTCGAAAGAGGTCATATTCCCTTCCAGCACATTCATCACCGCAATAGCATCCCCGGCAGTCTTTGCAGCTAAACCCACCCTAGCAGGATTGATTTGTGCCATGACATCCCTTATTTTGCCGTAATGCTCCTGTTTAACAGTGCCTTCTGAGGAAGGAGCAACAGTATAGTTGTATGCTGCTCCTGCATATGAGGATAAATCCCCATAACCGTTTCTTCTTGCCATTTCATTTTTGACTCTGCTTTTTAGATTAGTAAAATCTGCGGCGGTTATATAAGAACCCTGCGTCATAGACATTGCCGCACCTCCTTAGTAATTCATAATTAACACTTTAATACTAGAATTCGGTTGTGTTAAAAAGCACTAGCAGTTTACAATAAGCATTCTTATTTTTCCGATCTCTTTGCTGTTATAATCCTCCAACGCTTTCCCGATTACAGTACCGGGTCTATAGCGTTTTGAAGCCATGGCTACCCCGGGAACGTTAGAGGACACAAGAAGCTCTCCCGCCTTTACTTTACCGGTAACCTTCACGGATACCCTTCCGCACAGACCTACAGGTGCGTACTTTTCCTCCTGTTCTTCCAGCGTCAGGTCGCTTTCTCCCCCGATGCACTGGGCATATTCACCGGAAACTACCCCTACTACCAGTCTTGAGTATGCTTTCCGGGATTTTATACATCCTTGTCCGTCAGGATTTTTGCATACTACATCTCCATATTCCATTTCCCCATCCTTCAAAAAATACTCGGCATAGTCGTTATACACTGCATTATAAGTCCTGGTGGCATAGAAATACCCACTGTAGTTCAATCTTGCGGTACCGGTGGGAGAGGCTGACGTCCGGTCGAAGTATCCGTCTTGGCTGCTGCCCGCATATTGAAGAAAGCTTGCAGCATGGAGGTTATCCACCGTATCAGAGTTTCCGCCGTTTGCGGGAAGCGATGCAGGTTTGTTGGTTATACTGCTCCAGTCTACAGTATCCGTACCGCCTATCATCACCCATGCAGTTCCTGAATCACGGTAAATTTTACATGTATCAGTTGCAATGTATACCCTTCCGACATTACCTGCCGCCGGTTTGCTTGCATCAAGTCCGGACTGGATAGAAGGGATGGATCCAAGGTTAAGCACCATATCGCCGGCATGTTTGCCGTCTACAGTATCCGCATCTATAGATACCCATTGTGTTCCGTTCCAGATTTTGATCTTTGCCATAATACTACTTCCTTTCCTTAAAAATAATAGCGGGCCAAGGGCCCGCCGTCATGAGCTGCCTAATTCATATCAAACCAGATGTCATTGGCTGCCGGACTGGCCGGCACAGCAGTGCTAATAACAATCCTATTGTTTACAGGCACGTTGTTTAAATCGCTGTAGCTGCCGCTTGAAGCCACTGCTGCCAGCCCTGAGATGACAGAAGCAGGCAGCTTTGCATCTCCGTTCAGCTTCAAAAGCTTATTTGGGACGGCTTCGGTTGTCACGTTGTCAGTGAGTACATGTCCGCTGTGTGGAGCTGCCGCATTAATGTGGTCTGCAGCGTCCATCAGAGTAACATCCGGTTTTTCATACCAGTTTGCCTTGCCCGTAATTGCCTTTATCCGGTTGGTAATCCATGAAATCCACTGGGAAATCTTGCCTGGACCGTTAGATGCAGGTACCTGCGCAGGGTCTGCGGCAGGCATAAGCTCCTGGTCCAGGATATCAGCATTAATATTAAAATCGTTAATATTTACGGGGTCGGTACGTTCCGGCTTCCGTAAGTTATAATTCGTTGTATACTTCAAAGGAATTCCTCCAATCTGTTATGCAGGTATTGACGTTTGAAGCTGCTCCCATGTCATGGACTCCAGAGAACCCCAGTCACGTTTTTCCACCGCTCCCCAGAGACAAAGAGCCCCCGACATAGCACGTCCTACCAGATAATTTTCAACGCCATTTCCGATGAAAACCTCACCTGTATCGGTGCAAAATCCTAATTCCCCCGGCTGCAGCAAGCCATATGCATTAAATTCATCCCTTGTCCCTCTTCTGATCCTAAGTGCTTGCAGCATAGAAAAACCTCCTCTTTTCCGCCTGAAACAGGCAATCCTTATTTTAATACAGCCAGACAGTGGAATGGAAGAACCGACGCTGCCTGACTAAATTGAAGATGAGTTTGTAAAAAACTTTAAGTAGTATTACCGGCTTCAATGGTATGACTTCCTCTGCCGACAGCACTCATCTGCTTCATCATCATACCTCCGGCAAGAAACAAATTTCCCATATCCGAGCCAATAAACAGTTTATGGGTATCAGTGGTGAAGCCCAATTCCCCAACCTCCAGGGTTACATTCACCAATTCGGCTTCGGTACCCCTCCGGATGCATATCAAGGTTTTTTCCGGCATTTTTGCCACCATCCCGCTTATCGGACAAATGTCCCGCCATCGATGTTGGCTACTGCCAATCTGTTGCCATTTGCACTGTCGAACTTGATGGAGAAATTGTCGATGTTGGCAGATACACCGTCAGCGTCTGCAATAATACCCTTATAAGCTTTGACTGCCACTGCATCGGCGGTTACCTCTATACCGTTACCTGCACCTACATCTAATATAACGTTGTCATAAGAACCGCCGCCGATTAAACCGCTGCCCGCCTCAATAGTCTGATTTGCGCCGCCGGTGGGAACCCAGACTCCTGAAATGTTATATGTGAAGTTCTTGTTCACATCCTCAACATAAACAGACCAGCCTGTCGCCGGAGTATAGAAGTCCCAGCCGGAACCGTTCCAGTCTGCGATTTGTCCTGCCTTATCAGCCCAAGCTCCGGTAGCGCCGGAAGGAACCAGATACCTGTCATGTAGTGCAGGGGATTCCGGTGGAGAAGACATTTCCTTTGATTTTACGCTGTCCTGCCAATCCATTCCCCGGATAGCATTAAAAATCTCTGATTTAATCTTCTGAGCCGACCATAAATCTATAGTACTTGAACCAATATCGTTAATCTGGCGGTGTATTGCGACATCATCCATATGCCCCTTGATTCCGGCAGCCGTTACGGTACTCGCACCATCAGACAGCTTGTTCACATGGCCGTCAGTAACATCTTCCGCTGCAACCCTTTTGTATGCGGTACCATCGGCAACATTATCAAGATTGCCTGAAAGGTCTGAAAGAGACTGGGCATTGATGCGGTGCCATGTCGTACCGTCATCAAAATACAAGTAACCTGCGTTTTGCCCTGTGGTAACATAATAAAACCTTCCGTTGGTAGAAGCGCCCGGACGGCTATCCAGCGTTCCCTTCAGGGTGTTTCCAACCAGAACATTATCGCTGCCTGTGCCCACATAAACTTCTCCTGTATCGGTGCAGAACCCCAGTTCCGCTAACTCCATGGAACCATAATTGATTAACTGTTCTTTTGTACCTCTTCTGATTTGAATGTTCTGTGACAT